TTGTAGCCAACAGCGCGATCAGTTACTCCTCCCTGAACACTGGTTAGCGTACAAGAAAGCCTCCGACGACGCGGGGGTTTTTTTGTTTGTAGGCATTTTGTATATTTTATGCTACACTACCAGCACCGGATGGCGCCCTCTGCTGAACCGACAATCCAGAAGATGTCCTAGTGTATCCACAAGTAGTCCAAGTACACCGCCGTCCAATTTAAGCATTGGAGTAGGCTAATGGCCGTCTCGAAAGAATACTGGGCTAGAGAATGGTTGCTGCGATACGTCAGTATGCAGCACGACACTCGTAAGATTGATGAAATGATTAGTATTGCCCAGAAAGCTGGTTACTTAAGTAGAAATTGCAGGGCCACCAAATCAGGGCGTCACTTCATCAAGATTTCCCAAGACATAGACGGTGAGGTTCGACGGAGTAAGCAGGTAATTTTTCCAATTTAAGGCATCCGCGTCAGCACCATCACAAGCATTGCAATGATTGATGCGGATGCACCGATCATGATGGCCTCAAATCGTTTCACGCGGGCGAAAACTTCGCGGAACTGGATTTTCACTTCTGTCTTAATCTCAGCCACCTGTATTTGCAGATCATCACTACGTTCATGTGCAGATGCCACTGTTCGTTTGTCCATTTGCGCCTCTAGTATTTAATGCAGTAAAGTAACGCGATGTTGCGGGGTCTGGTTTCATCACCACCAACAGTTTCTGTCGCGCGGTTTGTGTAACCAGAATTGTAATTCTCAACCCGTGAGCCAGCTCCTGATCCACCTTCAGCAGCAGTCCAAGAAACATCGTGATCGTGCGCTTTAAATTCATCAGCTTGGGCAGAACCAAACGAACGACCGCTGTCGATCCCCCTGCCCGCATCCCAACCACGAATAAACTCACCACGCAGATCGGGAACATTGAATGTCGTACTGCCATCACCAGTGCCAAACGTTGTGCTGATTGCCGAAAACAAATCCGAATAAGTCGAACGCGAAACGGCACTGCCATCACAAGATAGCCAACCTGTCGGCACACTATTCATTGCAAACGACTGAACCGCCCCAGCAGGCATTAAACCGCCATTGGGTGTGAAGGTGCCGCCACTGTCGTCTACGGTGCCAAGCGTAACCCATGCACTGTTTGCTTCGTTCCGCTTTTTGATTTTCCTCTTTTTCTAGGATTGCATTGGCCTAATTTCTGCCAGCGTTGCCGCCCCAGAGTGCCCATGAGATACGCCCTGCTGACGGATAACCATCCTCACCAGACGACCAGCCTTCACCTTGCTTATCGACCTCATGCCGTGCAAAATAGCTGGCCATTCGTTTCACTGTTTGAATTGATAGATTGCGGTTGTTTACGATGTCCCGCGCACTTGCCACTCCGACTTCCGTCCCACCGCGATTGTATTCTTCGCGCCAATCCAAGCCTCGTCTGGCCTCTTCGCGCATAGCTCTATTAGGTGTCGGCATCTAAGCCTCATCCTAAAATTTACTGTGTCTAGTCGTTTGGGTAAATATGGAACGGTGTTTGCCGCTCTATATTTGCCTTTGGGTGGGTTGTACGCCTCATCCCCTACAGCTCACCCATCGGCACACTGATCCATTTTTCGTATGAAGCCGTACAACTTAATACAATTGCTCCCTAGCATTGTACGAGGGTGAGGCTCCCTGTTTTTTGTTGGCTACGAAACCACTACCACTTCACCTTCACCCTGACTTTCAATCGGTACTGTCGCACCTTGGATCATAAGATTATCGCCAGCAGGTAAAGGTTCCATGCCTTCTTTTTCACGTACCTCATTCGGCGTTTTGATACCGTTCTGGATCGCAGTTGCATGGGCTTCCATACGGGTTTTCAGATCACCGCGAAGCAAACTATCGACGTTAAAGCGAACTTCAAAATCACTATCGTGACCGAACAGTTTCAGGTTCATCTCCTGCTCAAATTGTTCGATCCAACGACGCAGCGTGTGTTTCACAAAGTGCAAATCCCACTGCTCAGTATTGCTGTAAGTTCCATCGCTTAGGTCCTGCAGGAAGACAGGAGGTAATGAATAGATACGCGCAATCTGTTCAATGCAGAATTGCTGGAGTTCCAACAGTTGCATCTGTTCTGGCGAAAAGCCAACCGACCGCAGCTCATGCCCAGCAGGGAGGGCCATCACAGGACGCCCTTCCCTTGCAAGCCTTGCAGTGGTCGCAGCAATGTCTTCCGATGCTCTCTGAGCCGCTGCGCCGCTCTGGAACGGTCCCTGTAATACCGCAGGCGGAATACCACCCGACTGGAATGCTTTAGAACCGTAACGCGCTGCTGCAATCGCCAATCCGATGATGTCCTTATTGGTCATGACGGGACCACGGATGTCGATCTGATTATGCTTGAGCATAAAGGTTAGATCGATGACCTCAGATGCCTGATACACGCGGCTTTTGCTGCGATACGTCTTTGTTGGGAATTCTGCTGTAACCTGCTCCTGCACGTGCAAGTCTGCGGGGTCTAGCGGCACCAGATCAGTAACATCACCACGGCCATTACGCAGTATAAGAGTAACTGATCGTCCACCTGTCAGCACCTGCTCATAGGAATACTTGCGCCACTGAAAAGACGACGTTGTCGGATTGATCGCACGGTTTAGCCAAGCACCAATCCCATCGGTTACACGCTCGTTGCCGCGGTATACTTCCAACGGCAAGCTAGCCAACGTGCCAGAGATAAAATTGACCGCCGCCCAGACCGCAGGCACACCCAGCGCATTGTCGATATTGACGGTCACACCAGCAGTCGATTGGAAGTCACCCCAACCCATGATGTGCAAAAAGTTTTCAGCAGACACAGGCGCATTAGGGTTTTCGAGTGACCTAATCTCAGCTTTTTTGAAGTTGTCGAAAAGGCCCATTTTGTGTTACCCTTTTGTTGCTTTCCAAGGAAAGGAAAGGCCATGAAATACGCAGTATATACGAAGTGGCATTGGCCAAACGGTGTTTTAAGCAAAGAAAAAATTTGCGACTTCCATCGCCAATTGAAGTCTGAAGGTACAACCGCTGAGGATATAATTTGGTGGGTTATCGATGATAATCACCATCAATCCGTTGTAATTTATCCCTCAATAATAGCAGCCGACGCGGAAAAGGCAGATCGCGAAGCGGACCGTGAAGATGCAGCGAACAGCCGTGATCTTATCCTTTTAGAAGAAACAATGGGTCCGATTTATTCTCAACTTTCTGCACTGTGATAGTTGTCAAACAGACCCATGGTGTGGTTTCCTTGATCTATGGAAATTCTGCGCAGAGCCTTGATTGTTGCGTTGTGGGCATACCTTGTGTTCACATATATTCTGCCGTTTGGCGGTGTGGTTATGATGCAAGGGATCGACGAAACAAATCGCTCTGAACTCTATTCAAGTTTCGGCATCACGATTGCGATAATCGTGGCCTTTGGATTGATTGGCAATTTACTTATTAACTGGATTTTCAAACGGCCTACGGAAGACTAAACCGCCAACTTAAAATCGGGATCATCCCACGGTGAAGTCGGTTGTATTAGATCGTCCGCGCTTATGCATCCCAACGCCATTGCCAGTGCAACCAGTCCGTCAATTTTGCTGTAGCTTTTGGCTTTGTGCAGTTTTCTGTTTCCAGCAGGGTCAGATTGCACAACCGCACCCGCTGCGCACATGTTAAGAATTGGGTTAGCACCGTGGCACAGCTTGCGCTCTGCAACTAAGCGTTCGAGTTTATCTACGGCTGGCGACATGTCACGAAACCCCTGCCCAAACGGCTGCATGGGTATCTGTGCGCCAATATTGTCCAGCTCACGCGTAAAGTCATTGATGCGCCAGCGGTCATACGCCAGCAATTGTAAGTCGTAGGTTTCCGAAATCTCAGCAACGGTCTGCGCGACAACTGCTGGCTGAATTACGGGTCCGTCGATTGCAGTAAGGTAACCTTGGTCGTGCCAGATGTCGTAAGGCGTTTTTTCCGCTGCTGCCTTATCCCTTAGCCCATCCTTAGGGAGGAAGAAGTGGGCTTGGACGTGGTATTTATCTGCCTTAGGGAAAACAAGAACGAGAGCGGTTAAGTCTCGGGATGCAGACAAATCAAGGCCAGCGTAACAAACGTCACCCGGCACGACTTCGGGTTGCGCAGCGTTAGCCTCCCACTCTGCCCGAGAAAGGAAAGGCGACTGCGCTTCAATCCGCTGGTTCAGGTAAAGCCAACGGAAACTGTTAGCCTTCGCGGGTAGCCGTTCGGCCTGTGCCGCAAAGTCTTCAATATCGCTTAATGACCGAAACTGAGCCATCGCAGGGTTAGCCGCAGCCCATGCCTTACGATCCGTAACTTCACAATCTTTCGGTGCCGTATAAAGGTGCGAAACAATACGCAGATCAGCAGAGTTTGCAGCGTCATCAAGCCAAATTGAAAACAGATCGCCATCAGTCGCCGCCTGCGTAGAGATCGCGATCAATAGTGGTTTTTCATGCGCGCCTTGCGCGGTTTCAATGGCTTCAACAAAGGGGTCGTGGGGACCGCGGACCTGTCCGATTTCGTCCATCACCGCGAGTACAGGCGAAAGCCCGTGAGCTGTCCCCGCCTCTGCACTAATCGCTTTATATTCGACATTCATTAGCAGTCCGACCAGACTTTTTTGGCTTGGGATCACCCGAACAATCTTTGATAATTTTGGCGATAGTCTGACCATTTTTTCGGCTAATTTGAAAACCAAAGCAGCCTGATCACGGGATCGTGCGCCACTAATGATTTGGCTGTTTTGTTTAGCCTCTGGTCCGACCAAATGCGCCAATACGACAGCTGCAATCAGTGCCGACTTGCCGTTTTTGCGAGCCACCGACAGATACGCACGGGACGTCCCTGCTGGGTTGTCGTAGACATCCAAAACAAATTTACGCTGGAAGTCTAATAGCTTAATCGGTTGGCCAACTTTGCTACCTTCTGAGATCAGGCAGTAGCGTTCGATGAACTGGCAAACTTTTTCTCCGCGTGTCGTCATTTTTATGGTAGCTTTCGTTCACACAGTGAGGAACACCTACATGCCAGAGATCAGACGAACTATCATGAATACCTTTAAAGATGCGCAGGATTGCCAAATGTTTGTCATGATCCTCAAGCAAAAATGGTCAGAGTTTGACGCTGAGTTAAAAGGTAAATTTACCGTCGAGATCGCTACAGACGTGAGTGATCCATGTAAGCAAACTGCTGTATGGACGGCTCAAGAAGTAGACGACTTCAAGATAGTTGATGAATGGACGAAGTCTGAGGTGCTGCCTTATAGAGACAAATTTTCGCCAAAATCTTTTAGAATGACCTGCGAATTGGATGCTCGGTTTGAATTTGGCGGTGATTAACTCACTGCGGCCTAGCAATAAGATCGTCTGCTCCGACCTTCGCAATCGCTGAACGTGCTTTCGTTTCTAGCTTTGCGAAGCCATTGAGTGTTCGGGGATCGGAAGCAGTCTGGTTGAGGGACATGCTGCGGATGA